CAAGGAAAAGACTCATGCAACCAAACCCGGCATTCATTGACGAGCAGAAGGACGAGTCCGACTACTTGCCCTCTCAAGTCATCCAACCCCTCGCAGGGCACATCCGCGAGTGCTACACGGAGGCCAAGAGCGCAAAGCAGCAGATCACTGAACGTCTTCTACGTTGTGAGCGGCAAAGACGCGGGGAGTACGACCCCGAGACGCTGATGAAGATCAAGGAGTTCGGTGGCTCCGAAGTGTTCTTGATGCTGACGGACATCAAGTGCCGCGCTGCAGAGAGTTGGATCAAGGACGTGGTGACGTCTGCCGGTGAGTCGCCTTTCGAGATCAGCCCCACCGTGATCCCAGATCTGCCACCACGGGTGTATCAGCAGGTCCAGCAGTACATGGAACAGCAGTTGGCGATGATGCAACAGCAGGGGCAGGAGGTTACCCCTGAGATGGTGCAACAGATGGGCGCACAACTGGAGAAGGAAGCACTGAAGATGGTGCGTGAAGCGGCAGACGATGCGGCCAAGGGAATGAACAAGCGCATCCTCGACGGTCTTCAGGAGGCGAACTGGGACGACACCGTATCGGACCTCGTTTATGACTTCGTTACGTTCCCGAGTTGTATCGTCAAAGGCCCGATCGTTCGCCGCAGCAAAGCCCTTACGTGGGGCGATGACTGGACCCCGATCGTAAAGGACACCAAGCACGAAGACTTCTACCGGGTTTCCCCTTACGACGCGTTTCCCAGCGCCAACGCTACGGACACCCAAGACGGCTACTTCATAGAGCGCATCCGCTTCATGCGTCAGGATCTGGTCTCCATGAAAGGCGTACCGGGTTACGACTCCGATGCGATTGACGAGGCTCTGGACAAGTACGGCGACTCTGGCCTACGTGAGATCACCTTCGGCGAGACGGAGCGCGACTACCTGTCAGGACGCAATACGCAGTACGGCACCAAGGAGATCATCGAAGGACTTGAGTACTGGGGTTACGCTTCCGGGTTCATGCTCAAGCAGTGGGGCATGGATGGGCTGGAGGACTACGAGGAGTACCAGATCGGCGCGGTGCTGGTGGGTGAGCATGTCATCAAGGCGGTGCTGAACCCGGATCAGATGGGGCGTCGTCCGTATTCCAAGTCCAGCTTCATCCGCATCCCCGGCGCGTTCTGGGGCCAAGCACTGCCAGAGTCCATGCGTGACGTGCAGACGATCTGCAACACCTCTGCTCGCGCCATTGCCAATAATATGGGGATCGCAAGCGGTCCGCAGGTGGAGATTACGATTGATCGACTCCCTGACGGCGAGGATGTCACCAACGTTCATCCCTTTAAGATCTGGCAGACAACATCCGACAAGACCGGTGGCGGACAACCTGCTGTGCGCTTCTTCCAGCCACCCATGAACGCAGAACCGTTGATCGGCGTGCTGACGTATTTCACCCGTGTAGCCGATGAAGTGACCGGCGTACCCAACTACATCTATGGCGGCAACGCAGGGGGAGGAGCGGGTCGTACGGCGTCTGGACTGGCAATGCTGATGGACAACGCAGCCAAGGGGATCAAGCAGGCGATCCTGAACTTGGACCGATCCATCAACGCGATGATTACCCGTTACTACTACTACCTGATGCTTTACCACCCTAACGCCGCGATCAAGGGTGACCTCAAGGTGGTCCCGTCTGGCGTGGTGCGTGCCCTCATCAAGGATCACATCAACGAGAAGCGTACTGCGTTCCTGCAGATGACCAGCAACCCGATGGACCTCCAGATCATGGGGCCAGAAGGGCGTGCCAAGCTGTTGAAACAGGTCGGTGTTGGCATGCAGCTGGACATGGATGGGGTCATACCAGAAGAGATCGAGAAGCAGAACCCGGAGCTTGAGCAGGCGCAGCAAATCATCCAGCAGATGGAACAGGAGTTGATGCAGGCCAGACAACAACTGGAGAGCAAGGAAGCTGAACTTGAAGTGAAGATGCAGGAGATTCAAGCGCGTCTTGAGTCCGCTCGTATCACCGCTGAAGCACAGGTGCAGGGACGCATTGCAGAGGGTGAGGTTAAGGCTAAGATCGACTCCGAGACCAAGCTCACCGTGGCGCAGATGACCACCGAGACCCAGCTGATGATTGCTGAGATGAAGCGTGAGGCGGACAAGGAGACGGCCCAGTACCGGCAGGAAGTGGAGATCAGGAAGATCAATTCACAGAAGGCTCCTGCCGTTGATGCGTCCTAACCTGTTGTAAGTTGTTGATTACAGGTTGCAAGTTAAAGGGCTTGCACTTAAAATCACAACAGCACACTACAGCTGTAGAACAGCACGGAGACAGGGATGCGTATCACTTTGATGTCGATGGATGTGTTTGATAAGGAACGGCTGAAGCAGGTCAAGGCCGACTTCGATGCGAAAACTAACGGCACCTACTGTGGCGAGATCCCTGATCCCTACCGAAACGTAGAGGGCGGCTATCGGGAAGACTTCAAGAAACCTGATCTGGTTAAGACAGAAGCATGAAGCGTCCCGCAGCCCAAGTGCTGTCAGCACTGTATGTACTTGAAAGTAATAAAGAATTCGCCGTAGTCATGGAATGGATTACGGAGTCACTGCAGGATGAGGTGGATACGCTTCTGAATGCAGATGCAGCAAAGGTTCATAAGCACCAAGGCTACTGTCTGGCGCTGACCGACCTGATTGAACACGCAACACAAGCGCGGGAGTCTCTTAGAAAGACTGGAAGGTCTTCCGCAATTTAGATGGTGAATCCCATATAGGGCACACCACGACCCGCTCTACGGAATCCGGGCGTTGTGACACCCAGCAAATGGCTCACGAGAGGTTTTGTTTATGTTGCCTAGCAAGATTGAAGAGATGGAGCGCGTAGCAGATGAGGCGCACCAGAAAGCATACGGGAACCCGGAAGACGTCCTGAAAGAGGCACCTCCCGCTCCTGAAAAGGTTGAAGAAGTTGAGGGACCAGTTAAGGAACTGAAGGCGAAGAATCCTGAAAAGGAAAACGACCCTGAGTACTGGAAGCGCCGTGCAGAACTGATGGCCGGAAAGTATGACGCGGAAGTGCCTCGCTTTGCAGAAGAGAACCGGGAACTCAAGAAGCGTCTGGAAGAGTTGGAGAGACAGAGCCAGCAGAAAGTGGAGTCGCCCAAAGCAGAGGCAGTCCTTGATGAGGATTTGCTGGAACGCTACGGCGAAGAGTTCGTCCGCGATATGCAGCGTCTGCTTCCCACCTCCCAAATGCCGTCATCGAACTCAGAGCTTGCAATGCTGAAAGGGGAGATAGATCGCCTCAAGTCAGCCCAGCAAGACCTGTCGTTTGAGCGATTCCAGAAAGATCTGGGTCGTTATGCGGAGAACTGGGAGTCACTCAATTCGGATCAGGACTTCAATCTTTGGCTCGACGGTGAGGATGTTGCTTCTGGTATGCAGCGAAGACAACTGTTTGACACAGCTGTTTCTCGCGCCGACGTTCAGCGCACCGCTTACTTCTTCAACGTCTTCGCCAAGCAACACCAGTCGTGGGAAGAGCCGCAGCAGAAGAGTCAGGTTCCACCGGCAGACCATTACATGGCTCCGCAGCAATCGAAGGCCCAGCAATCCCCGCAAGGGAAAAAGATCTGGTCGTCTCCCGAAGTTGCGAAGTTCTATGACGATGTCAGGCGCGGAAGACTTGATGACAACGCAGCGTCTCGTATTGAGCAAGACATCATCTCCGCGCAACGCGAAGGCCGATACCGGTAGTGGTATCCCCGCAGTGTGGTGATGAACCATTTGATTATTAAGGAGATTCACCATGTCTGTAGCTGTCTCAGGTAACTATTACGGTGCTGGTTCTGGCGTTGATGGCTATGCCGGTAAGTTCATTCCCGAAGTCTGGAGTGGCAAGCTGGCCGTCAAGTTCTATAAATCAACCTGCATGACCGAGATCTTCAACTCGGACTGGGCTGGCGAGATCAAGGACCAAGGCGACAAGGTCATTATCCGTACCATCCCGAACATCTCCATCAACGACTACCTGAAGGGTCAGACCCTCGCTTCTCAGGTTCCCGAAGCTGGCACGATCGAACTGCTGATCGACAAGGGCAAGTACTTCCAGTTTGTGTTGGATGATGTTGATGCGGTTCAGTCCGACGTCAAACTGATGGACATGTTTAGCACCGACGCTGCCCAGCAGATGAAGATCTCCATCGAAGCGGGTGTGTTCGACTCTGTCGTTGCCAAGTTGCTCGCATCAGGTGCTGCTGCCGGTAACTCGGGTCAGACTGCGGGTGCCTTGTCTGGCAACCTCCAGCTGGGTGTGACCGGTACGCCGATCGTCGTTACCAAGGCCAATGCTATCGACAAGATCATCGACGTAGGTCAGGCGATGGACGAGCGTAACTTGGCCGAGACCGGTCGCTGGATGGTTATCCCCCCGTGGATGGCTGCACAGATCAAGAAGTCTGACCTCAAGGATGCGTCCTTGTCTGGTGACCAGACCTCTATTGCTCGTAACGGGCGTCTCGGCATGGTTGACCGCACCACCCTTTACGTGAACAACAACCTGAAGTTCACAGCGGGTGCTTCTGATGATGCTCACCACATCCTTGCTGGTACGCGTGACAGCGTGTGCTTCGCCTCGCAATTTACCAAGATGGAAACCCTTCGGGCGCAGACCACCTTCGGCAACATTGTTCGTGGCTTGCAGGTTTATGGCTTTGAAACCACCCAGCCTGAGGCTCTGTTCCGCCTCTACGCGAAGAAGGGCTGACCCCGAGTAGCGTTGTACTACCTCTTGGACGCAGGGGGTAGTGCAGCACCTACATGGAGACAGCGCATGAAACTCTGGATCAACAACAGTGGTCAGGTCGTGGGCTACGAATCCGACTTTGAACCCGGCACTCCCGGTTTCACGCTGGTCGAACGAGACCTCCACGCCACCGAGACGCCTGCTGTGACAGCTGTAGAGCCTGTTGAGTGGGATGAGCGTGCAGCCCTAGAGGCTTTGTACGTGGAGAAGGTCGGCAAGCGCCCACACCCCGCAATGAAGCTAGAAACCATGCGTAAGGTAGTCGGGCAATGAAGCGATGGGACGCATTCTTCCCTTACGTCATCCCTGAATGTACGGGCGTGACCGAGATGCTTGCCGAGCAGAAAATCCGGCAGGCTGCGATTGAGTTCTGCACTGCGTCCCGTATCGACTTGCGTAGGCTCGACCCTCTCCAGATCATCGCCGGGGTAGGCACGTACGAACTGGATGCACCCATCAACACCTCCATCATTCAGATCAGTGAAGTCTGGGTGGGTGACCGTAAGAAGCTGGCTGAAAGCACCGTACATGAACTCTCTCACGCCCCTACACACTGGCGCACAGAGACCGGTGAGCCGACCCATTACGTGTCTGAAGAGCAGGGTTCAATCACCTTGTTCCGCATCCCCACGACAACTGGAGAACAGCTGTCCGTATCTGCCTACGTCACCCCCAGTCAGACATCTACAGGGGTTGAGGACGGGGTCTTTGAGCGGCACCTCCAGCACATCGCAGACGGTGCTAAAGCGGTCCTGATGGCGATGCCGGGGGTGAGTTGGGGCAGTCCGAACATGTCGATCTATTACGGCTCCTTGTTCGCTCGCCACCGACTGGATGGTAAGCGCCAGTACGGCAGACCCAATCAATCAGTTCGGCTGAGATCTTTCTAGGAACCATCATGGGCACCCTCACCGCAACCGCTGTTGTCACCCGAGTAGCCACGCTACTTCAGGACAAGGACAACATCCGCTGGCCTCTGACCGAGTTGTTCCTGTGGATCACCGACGCTCAAGGCGTGTGGATCACCGACGCTCAAGGCGAGATCGGCTCCTACAAACCTGACGCACTGGTTAAGACCTCTACACTCACCCTCGCTGCTGGCACGAAACAGACCCTGCCTTCAGATGGCATCACGCTGATCGACGTCGTACGCAACATGGGTGCGGGTGGATTAACACCGGGTCGTGCGCCGAGACTCGTCATGCGCGAGATTCTGGATGCTCAGTTGCCTACGTGGCACTCGGACACCGCAAGCGCAGAGGTCAAGCACTACGTCTTCGATCCCGCCAACCAGCGTGCCTTCTACGTCCAGCCACCGCAGCCTGCCTCTGGCATGGGGTCGCTTGAGATCGTCTATTCCGCCGCCCCAACTCCGATCACCGCAGGCACCGACGTGCTGGCGCTGGACGACACATGGGTGAGCGCAGTCCAAACGCGAACCTCGCAGTGGCCTACTACCAAGCATTCATCAGCCAGATGTCAGGCCGATCCAACGCGCAAGCCATGCTCGACCCGAACCGTAACGCCACGATCATCAACCCCGGTGTGCGTCAGCCGGGTAATCCCAACCCGATGGCAGGCGGTCAGTAACCACACCCGTAAGGAGTCACCCTAATGGCATCCCGTAACTTCACGAATCTGGCCGACCACATGGCCCGCGCGCGCATCAACTTCGGCGCCGACACGTTCAAGGCTTTATTGGTCAGCAGCATCCCGACCGAGGCCAATCTAGACGCATGGGCCTTTCGCTCGTCCGTAACCAACGAGCACGCAAGTACGGGCGGATATACCGCTGGCGGCGTTGCAGTGACCGCGACAGTCGGCACTGTCGACGCTGTCAATGACCGCGTGGCCGTGACCTTTGCCGCGAGCAATCCCGTACTGACCTCTACAAAGACACCGGCACCGCTGGCACGTCACCGCTTGCGCACTTCATTGACTTCGGCGAGACGGTTGCGAGTACGAACGGCGCGTACAACCTGAGTTTTGCGATCCCGTATTACATCAACGCAAACCCGGCTTAACCGTGCGCCGTCCATACCTCCACGTCCTCGCTGACGCACTCTCCCAACTCGGCAATGCCTTGCTGGGCAGAGAGTGCAATCACTCCATTTGCGGTGACGCCTATTTTCACGGGCCGACGTGGTGGGAGGTGTGGTGGAACATCGCATTCTCGTGGCTTGAGCCGCAGCACTGTTACGCCTCGCACCACGCGGACGTAGACAGGATGGTTGCCAGCATCGTTGAGCACATGGACAAGTACCCCGAGGATCGGGCGCGGTTTGATGAATTGAGGAAGAGGCTATGATTATCCAATCCATGCACACCGAGGGTGCAACGCAGGCAGACGGGCGGGTCTTTGTAACCGAGCGACACTTGCTCTCGGACGGTCGCACGGTCGAATTTGAATACCTCGCTGACGACACGATCAACCGTGACGCCGTGATGACCGCTCGCGCCACACGGATTGCCGCTCAGATTGCCGCTCGTGATGCTGCCAACGGAATCGCTGCGGAAGGATCGGCCCCGCTGACAAAGTATCAATTCCGCCAGCTCTTCACGTACCCCGAGCGCATTGCGATTGACGCGTTCAATCTGTCGTTCGAGTCCAACGCGCAACTGACCGCCGAACAAAAAGCGGCGATCCGCACGAACCTTGCCGACTTTGCGGCATCTAGCGCGGTGCATCTCAGCAATCCGCAAACAATGGCAGGGGTGCAGATGTACGAAGCCCTTGGGCTGATCGCTCCGGGCCGTGCAGCGGAGATCATCAATGGCTGATTTCTACCTCAAGTCAAGTGCCACTGGTGCGGCAAACGGCACAAGCTGGACAGACGCCTTTACGACACTCTCTAGTGCTGTAGCCGCAGCATCGACGGACGACACCATTTTTGTGTCCTCAAACCATGAAGAAGGTCCAGCTTCCGGTGGTTTCTCGCTTTCGTTCCCCAACCCACCAAAGCACGTAATTTCCGTTAATGACTCAGCGATGCCACCGACTCAGCAAGAAACGGGGGCGCAGTTTTTTACAACGACCAGCGCGCAACTTATTATCGGCGTGGGTGCTTCAATCGACGGGTTGGTGTTGGAGACCACTAGAAATGGCGCCCCCACGGCAGGCCCTGAACTGTCGTTTTCCTCCAGCACCAATGGTGGGGCTTTATATATAAAGAACGTTAAGGCCCGAATGCTCGCCGCCCGTTCCTATGCGGTCATTGCCTTTGGTTCCAACGCCAGTTCGCAGAGAGGCTCGTACCAATTTATTAACAGCACGGTGCGCTTTAATCAATCCACCCAACGCGTGCGGGTTAATAACGCGTACTTGTTGTGGGACGGTGGGGGCGTAGAGGACGGGGGAGTGGATATTACCGGACTCTTTAGTTCTTCCGGTGCATGTAACGTTGATTGCCGAAACCTCGACTTAACGGCCCTTCCGGTTACGGCTGACCTCATGTCAAGCACGACATGGTCTGGGACGATAGTGTTTCAGAACTGCAAACTGCCAGCCGGATGGGTTGGAAGCCTTGCCGTGACACCCACTACAGACGCTTCTCGTGTGTCAATGTACAACTGTGACAGTGGGGATACGAACTATCGCATGATGATCGTGACCTTCGCCGGGCAAATACGGAGTGAAACGAGTTCCGTCCACGTTGGTGGTGCTACGGATGGCACAACCCCCCTCTCATGGGCGTTAGTAGCAAACGCGAACGCAAAAGAGATTGTTGCCCCGCTAGTCACAGACCCAACCTCAATGTGGAACGAGGATGTTGGTACGCCTAAAACCTTGACGATTGAAATTGCGCAAGAGGGGGGCACGGTACTCACCAATGCTGAGATATGGCTTGAAGTTACCTACCCCGGTGACGCAACCACTCTTGGTTTCAAGGCCGACAACAAGCGCCTTACTTTGATGGCAACCCCGGCAACACACGCGGCCAGCACGGTAGAGTGGGCGGGGCTGACGAGTCCGACAAAGCAGAAACTACAGGTTACCTTCACGCCGCAGCAAAAAGGGCCGATATACGCCACGGTGTATCTCGGAAAGCCGAACACGACTGTGTTTGTCTGTCCGAAGCCCGAATTGACTGACGGGCGAACGCTCGTATCAACTACCGGGTGTGTATGTCACGGATACGACGAGTGCCGGGGCTGTCGCCCCCACCCTATCCGCCCCCTCATTCGCAGCCCTTGTCCCATCCATTACAACAACCGGCGCATCAACCGGAACGCAGTATTACGTTGCCTACCCCGCATCCGAAACCGCCCCCACTGACGCGCAAATCGTCAGCGGTATGGCATGGGAGCACGCTGTCGCAGCGGGTAATGCAGCGGCGCGTACAGACAGTGGCGTGCAGAGTTTTGCCGAGGTCGAGGGGCTTGCGCCGGGGTCGTATCGGGCTGCGCTTGTTTGGTTTGATGGGACGGACTACAGCAATGTAGGGGTGAGTGATGCGGTTGAGGTTGTAGGCGCGGTCAATGCAACCGCATCCGGCGCCATCGCATCAACGGCACTAACCGCACCTACCGGCACCGCATCAGCAACAACCGTTATCAGCGCAACGGCCAGCGGGTCTATCGCGCCTGCATCGCTCACAGCGCCCACAGGCGGCGCAAGCGCAGGCACAGTCATAGACGCATCAGCGACCGGCGCTATCGCCGCAGCATCGCTCTCAGCCCCAACCGGCACGGCAACCGGTCAGATCATCATCAGCGCCACCGCATCGGGCGCAATCGTCGGCATCCGGCTCGCCGCTCCAACCGGATCGGCATCGGCTGGTGCGGTCGTCAATGCGTCCGCATCCGGGGCTATCGCACCGGCATCGCTCACCCGGCCAACCGCCAATGCATCCGGTGACGCGCACGCACAGGCCGGGATTGCCGCGCTCATGCTGGCAGCACCCACCGGGTCGGCATCAGCGACACAACAGCAGGACGCCACCGCATCGGGTGCCATCCAGTCGATCAGTCTGTCCGCGCCGACCGGATCTGCGTTTGAGGGCGTGCTGACAGACAACGCGTTTGACCGCGCCATCCGACCTTTTGAACTCAGAGCAACTACCCGACCTTTTGAACGACGTCAGACGGAATACACATCATGATCCTAGAGCGATTTGCCAAGCAACCGTCTGAAGTGAAGGACTACGACATCGACTATGCCGCGTGGCTGGCTACGTCCGCAGACATTGTAATAGGCGCAACGGCCACAGTCTCCTGCCTCACCGATCCGGCTGACACTGCTCTCTCAATCGACAGCATTCAGGCGACGTCGCCCGTCGTGAAGCTGTGGATATCCGGTGGCACAGACAGGGCACGATACAAAGTCACGGTGCAGGTGCAGACCGTGGGTGGGAGGCTTGATGAGTCCGAGTTGTTGTTCACGGTGAAAGACTACTGAGATGCAGACCTCACGCATCCTCCGGGTAAGCGACGAGCAGTGCGTCGTCCGAGTGGGCGAGCAACGAACAACGACAAGGGTTCAGTAATGACAACCGACAACTTCACCGAGCGCAGACGCGTCGTAACCAAGCAACAGTAGGGGACTGCAATAATGAGTGACGATCCAGTAGCGGGTTTACACATAAGGTTCGACACGCTCGAAGCCAACTTCAAAGAAGTGCAGAAAGAGCAGCACG